TATATCTACTTCCTTTTCAGCTAATTTTTTAGCCATTTAATCCTCTTTGTTTAAGTTGCATTTTTATAGTATTTTCTACTATGCCATTTTACAACTTACACAAACTATATTACAGACCCTTTTAATAGTTTGTTATCTATTAATTGATGAACTAAAAATTGATTTGAGAAATCTTTTTGTTTTAAATATTCATCTAGAAAATGTGATGAACTAGATGAGAGTATGTCTTTTTCAGTTGTGTTTACTTGATTCTCCTTTACTGCTTTTTCTATCAAACGCTCGCACCAATATGCTTCTTGTTCCAAACGCTTACAATACTCTTCAGCTTCTTGTAATGACATAGAAGATTCACCATATTTGTTTTTATCACTTAGGCGATAACCACTCCTAACATGGAAAACATTTTCATCTTCTTCGCCTTGGTATAGCTCTGTCATATAACTGAGTTTTAAAGCTTTATTATTACTATAATCTACAGTATAAAAAAAAGCTTTTGTATCTGTTATCTTTAATTCGTACAAACTTGCTTCACCTACCCTTGGAAAATCATACAAACTTTTCATGAATTCTACATGTTGCTTAAAATACGATTTTACTTGATCTAGAGTTGAAGGTTCATAAAAGAATTTTTCTCTAAAATGATTGCGACTATCTAATTTACTTTCTGGGCTATATTCTCTATCATGAAGAATACCATCCTTGATATATCCATGCTTGAAACCTAACCTAAAAAGTTGTTTTGATTCTAAACTAGAGTTTTCTTCTTGCAACGAAACTATTGATTCTTTATCTAGTTTCAAAGGTTCTTTCAAAACAATTTCATTTTCTTTACAATAATTTTCTCTTTTTAGTGGAGTCGAATCCAATTCGTGTGATAATTCTTTTTGCTTAACCTCTACATTTTCTCGTAAATCTTTGATAGGATAATCAAATTTTACAATTTGATTATTTGTATTAATTGCTGTCATAAAAAACCTTCTTTTATTTAATTATCAATATTCATTAATGACTTCCTCCATCCAGCCAGGAGGGTAATTATCTCCTGTTAATTGTGAATCAGCAAAATTACCACCTTGAGGAGGATTCATAAACCATCCTTGAACCATCTTAAAGTATTTTATATTATCTCCTGTATGGACATTAACGTCAGAAGAACCATATTTTTCATTAATATGACGATCCAGATATTCTTCAGTTTGTTCACATTCTTGAACTTTGCGTTTTTCTAAATTAGAATTTTCATTTTCTAATTTAGCTTTGTCTTCTTGTGTTATATCTGGTTTTTCTAATTTTTCTTTATTTCTTATTATAAATTCTCTATCTTTTAAAATATATTCTAAGTGACTTTTTACAGATTTCATAACTTTATTTTTGGCATCAATATCCATCTTGTTTTGTAATTTATCTGGAGTCATACCAAATGTATTTTTTATTTCAAAAGCATGTTGGTCTTGCCACATCTTTATCTTCTCTGACTCACTCATGTTTGATCCGTAAAGGAACTTATCTACTGACGTTTTTTTCATGATTTTAATCTAATAGTTTAATTATAATTTATTATCTTAATTCAACTTTTAGGTAATTGTCAAAGATTTAATTAAAATCAAAAGAATGTAGGTTTATCATAATAGTTATATCGCATTTCAACCTGCCTTTTGGTTCTAGCTAGTGGCAAACCATCAAGAATAACAAACTCTAATGCGTTCATTAAGTGATCTCTTCCTTTTAAAATTTTGCCCTCTTCATCTCTTGAATACCCACGCCATTCATCCATGAATTTACGGCAATTATTGAATACTTTAAATTTACCAGTGCGAATACGTTCTAAAACTGTATCAACCGCTAATTCTTTGGCGTATTTTCCTTTTTCTAATTTAATACCAGCCTTTGCATAATCATCAATCAATCTCTCGACATCTCTTTGCGAACCTTGGTTGACTGCTGGATCACAAACCCCTTTGATCCAATCGCAACCCATTATCATTAATGAAGAAGCATGCTGGGCTGCTGTCTTTTCTGTAACTGAATATTCTTTGTAAATGTATAATATGTCATTGTCCTTATCATGAGCCATGAATACAACGGCGGTTGGAGCAAAAAAACCTACATCCATCCCAAACACACAAGGCCAATAATGAGGTATTTCAAAAGGTTCAACTAAGAATTCTGATTCCATAACTTGATATACAAGTCCAGAACCGATACTCGGTATTCCTTTTTCTCTAGCCTCTAATTCGTAAGGTTTTAAGGTACTTCTTAGTTGTTTTTTAGTTTGCTCTGATAAATGTAGGTTATCATCCCAAGAAGCTTGAATATAATATTTTCCATTAATAATAATTTCTGGATCAGTTCTAATAGCTTCATCTTCTTGCAGTAGATCTTGAACGCTCGTTGCATCTTCTTTTTTACGGTTTTCAGCTCTTTTTTCTAAAAAATAGGACATCATTTCAGTATAGCCTTTAAGCGGTGTCATCGTTAAAATCATTCTACCTTGCCCTTTTCCGTCAACATCTGCAAGTCTCATGATACACTCGGTATATATGTCTTTAGGTGGTTCTTCGTCTAAATGTATTAGATTACATCTTGCTCCTTGGAACTTCTCTCTACCTTGTTTATACGATTTGAAATAAAGACTAGATACACCACCGCTAGAATGCTGAATTTGCACATAATCAACTGCGCCGTTAACGCCAGAAAGCATAGCTTTTTTTAAAATTAAACTAGGATGTATTAGACCATCTGTAAATTGTCCAAGTTCTGAATAACCACCTATCAACATTTTTTGTAAAACGTTTCTGGTAATTTCGTAATTTTCAGATGCAACCCAAGTTATAATAGAATGATCAAATTTATGTCCATCCCACCAATCAGGATAAACCCCTGTCAAATGGATAGCATCCTCAATACAACCACAATAAGTTTTTCCTGTTCTGTTACCAGCTAAGAATAAACGTTCTATAGCTTTATTACCAGCTGTGTGAAAGCTCAATTGCTTTGGATTAGGTTTGTAATAACAAAAACTTTTATTTATAGCTATTTTTAGTTTTGTAATATTTAAACTATTTTTCATTCAATATTTCTTCTAATTTAGATAATTTATCAAATGATAATTTTTCATATTCATTAATATTATTTTCTTTTTGTTCACTATCAGATTTTCCTTTCATAACATCATTTATAATTTTTAATGAACTAATATCATCTTTAGGGATAAATCCTTTATCTAAACGACCATTAATTAACTCATGATGGACAGTGCTTATAACTAAAAATTCGATTTCATCTAATAATTGTAATTTATAATTTTGCTTATCTTCTAAATTTTGTTTTCTATATTCTTCAATTTTTGTATTAACATTTAGAATATCTAAATGTAAATTTTTATTAACTCTATTTTGAACAATTAGTTTTTCAACAGGAATTTCAAAATTTACAAGACAATCAATCTTATGTTTCTCAATAAAATGTTTAGATGGTTTTTGTTTAACATTTAAAACTTTTGATTTTTCTAGAAACTCTAAAATATCTTTATATCTACTATTAGAAAATATGAGATTATCTACTTCTAAAGCTAATTCTTTAGGATAAGCTTTTAAATATACGCAAACAGGACAAGGTTTTTTATTATTTACAACTGTAGAAACATCCATTTATCTACACCTCGTTTTCTTTCATTTTAAAATAATGTGTTTTTAAATTATGATCTTTACTTAAACCATGTTTTTTATTATGTTCTTCAATCATAATTTTATTAACACTTATATATTGTTTAATACTGCTATGTCCTACAGCTAATAAATTTGATTCAAAAAGTTTTCTTTCTTTAGCATGGTCAAATATAGATTTTTGATTTATCCTTTTTTTATCGTACCACTCTTTAGCATCTTCATTATGTTTCATCATCTCATCAACAAATATTTTTACTCTATTAAAACCTGATTTTGATGAGTTTCTATATTTAATATCAGTTTCATTTTCATTAGAAGAAGACCAAGATAATCTCTCATTCAATTTTTTAATTGTATTTTTAATTCTTTTAGTAAAAAGATCAGGAAATGTAATGATAACATTATTAAACTGTTCTTTTTCCTCAACATTAAATTTAATCTTAAATAATTTGTATGTATTCCACATATCATCAAACAATTCTTTTTGAGTAATATTTAATTCTTTAGCTGTTTTAACAAAATCATCTTTTACATTTTCTTCTAAATTTGAGATTTTTATTGATTTAGTCATATCATTTGCCTTTTAAATTTAATTATAATACTAGTATAGTTTAATATTAAATACTAGTCAACAATAAAAACGATTATTTATAAAATAAAATATTAGTTATAAAAGATAGAAATCTACATAAGACCCACAAGTCGTTATGTCTTCGTTATGATGTCCTAAAATTAGAGAAAAATAGACATCTCTATCAATACGTTTATTTTCAGGAATTTTATTAAATTCTGTAAAACAGATTAAAGCGTAGATAGCTCTTAAATCTTTTGTTTTAGGCGTACCATCAAATAAACCATTATAGATTATCTTAGTTTTTTTACTTAAAGCTGATGAACAATTATCATGAAATAATCTAATTTCATTTATAAATTCAGATCGTAACTCTCTAACTTTAATCAAAGACCTATTAATAAGATCATAATCACATAATAAAGGTATTTCATAAGGTGAAACATCATCTCTAAACTTAGTCTTTAATTGACCATCAAATAAAGCTCTGTGAGTATCTATTTTAGTGAATTCAGCTGTACATGCTATTTCAGCAATTCTACGTCCTGTAAGACCTGCTAAACCCAAAAGATTATCATATAAATAAGCAGAGTCTAATAATTGAATATTCTTATTAATGTATTTCTCAACATCATAAATTAATCTTAAGTTAGACTTATCGCTTTTAACATTATCGTTTTTTCCTCTTATGAATTCTTTTTGCTGTTCAGGAGTTAAAACTATAATTTTTAAACAAGTGTCTAACAAGTTGATATTATCAACAATTATATCAGGATGTATTCGTTCTCTTAGATAATTTCTATAAGAGGTAAAACCTGACTTAAGACTATTTATAGTATTATAATTATCTTCAAGATATTTTCTTTCAGCGTTTAATCTTTTAACAATCCATCTAGCCGAATTATACCTGATAATATCAGAATAAAGATTTTGCGGATTTGATATAGACATAATACAACCATGTTTTTTAATATATAAATCAGTATATAATGATTTCAAATACTAGTCAATATTAAAAAGCATGGTTTATAAAAAATATTGGTATTCAAATAAACTTTTCTAATATCTGTAAATCTTTGACTTTATGAGCTAATGAACAAAACATATCTCGAATTTCAACAGTCAAAAGACCAGTATAAGCTACTAAATTATCTTCTGTAGATTGTGCATAGCATAATAACGCTAAAGCTAACAAAACTTTGTTACCTCTAACACCAGTGAAACCAACACCTAATTGGTTATCTTTTAAGATTGCAATAATCGTAGCATCTGCATCAAATTCATCATTTATTCTTTCTGCTGTTTGAGGAACAGTATTTAAAACATTTTCCATAATTAAAACTTCTCTATTAATTTAATTGAACGAACATTTATATTTTCAAACTCTGTAGATTTTTCGCTAGTTTCAAGTTTAGTTTTTATATAAATAGGTTTTTCATTACTTATTGTATTTACAGCATCTTTAAGCTTTTTAAGCAATATTTCTTGTTTATCATCTGCAATTTCTTCTTTTTTAAAAATACCTAATTTTAAACACATTTCAGTCAAAGCATTATACTCGTCTTCTTCTTTACTGCCTCTTCCCTTACCTTTTGTATGCACAACTTCAGTGCTTATCTTTGTGCCTGTTATCTTAGACATAGTTATATCTTCTCTTTTACCCTCCATTAGAAAAGTAAACTTAAGCACTTTTTGTATTAAATCATCTTCAGGATTGTTTTTAGAACGAGGTTTCTTCACTTCTATATTCCGTAAATCAATACCTATTAGTTTGCCTCTAACAAAACCATCAACACCTTTAGCTGGACGATTAGCTATACCGATACAATCGTCAAAATCAAAATCACTATCTTTCATAAAAAACTCTACATTTCATTAAACAAATTCACAACATGTAATTCACAACATACAAATTACATATTACATATTACAATACAAAATTTACAAAATCAACTGAAATCTAAAAAATAGGCATAATTTATCATCTGAAAAACCATCCAAAATAATGATCAAAATAACTGATTTTTATAGTCTGAAAAAAGATGAAAAGTAGACAAATTCGTCTTTTTTTGTTGTTTTTTAGCGAATTTGTCTACTTTTACTCGAGCATATATAAGGGTTTGGAGTACTTTTTGACGTCAAAAGTTGTATAAGGGGGTAAAAAAAAAGTACGTCAAAAAAAAAAATTAAAAAAAAATAATCGATTATTAGCCCAAGTACAGACATGACATAACAAAAATAAATAATAAAAAAAAATAACAAGTAATCTGACATGGGGAAACTAGGAACACATAGTCAAACAACTAAAAACAAATACTAGATATTATCAACCAGTACTCAATAATAAATAATGTATGGATAAACAACAACATCTATTATAGCTACTACTTGATATTATTGCACACCAGTCATTTATTACCCCCTATTATTCCTCAAAACAAATACGTATACGATATTATTTAACACTACTTCGAAATTATTTAACACTACACTGATATTAATAACCACTACTCGATTTAATCGATCACCACTCCCCCACATCCTAACCCATAATCGATATTATTAAACACTACTCCAACTCCATCAACCACTACTCCATAACACCAAAATACTCCCCCATCTCTAGAGATGGGGGAGTATTTTGGTGTTATGGAGTAGTGGTTGATGGAGTTGGAGTAGTGTTTAATAATATCGATTATGGGTTAGGATGTGGGGGAGTGGTGATCGATTAAATCGAGTAGTGGTTATTAATATCAGTGTAGTGTTAAATAATTTCGAAGTAGTGTTAAATAATATCGTATACGTATTTGTTTTGAGGAATAATAGGGGGTAATAAATGACTGGTGTGCAATAATATCAAGTAGTAGCTATAATAGATGTTGTTGTTTATCCATACATTATTTATTATTGAGTACTGGTTGATAATATCTAGTATTTGTTTTTAGTTGTTTGACTATGTGTTCCTAGTTTCCCCATGTCAGATTACTTGTTATTTTTTTTTATTATTTATTTTTGTTATGTCATGTCTGTACTTGGGCTAATAATCGATTATTTTTTTTTAATTTTTTTTTTTGACGTACTTTTTTTTTACCCCCTTATACAACTTTTGACGTCAAAAAGTACTCCAAACCCTTATATATGCTCGAGTAAAAGTAGACAAATTCGCTAAAAAACAACAAAAAAAGACGAATTTGTCTACTTTTCATCTTTTTTCAGACTATAAAAATCAGTTATTTTGATCATTATTTTGGATGGTTTTTCAGATGATAAATTATGCCTATTTTTTAGATTTCAGTTGATTTTGTAAATTTTGTATTGTAATATGTAATATGTAATTTGTATGTTGTGAATTACATGTTGTGAATTTGTTTAATGAAATGTAGAGTTTTTTATGAAAGATAGTGATTTTGATTTTGACGATTGTATCGGTATAGCTAATCGTCCAGCTAAAGGTGTTGATGGTTTTGTTAGAGGCAAACTAATAGGTATTGATTTACGGAATATAGAAGTGAAGAAACCTCGTTCTAAAAACAATCCTGAAGATGATTTAATACAAAAAGTGCTTAAGTTTACTTTTCTAATGGAGGGTAAAAGAGAAGATATAACTATGTCTAAGATAACAGGCACAAAGATAAGCACTGAAGTTGTGCATACAAAAGGTAAGGGAAGAGGCAGTAAAGAAGAAGACGAGTATAATGCTTTGACTGAAATGTGTTTAAAATTAGGTATTTTTAAAAAAGAAGAAATTGCAGATGATAAACAAGAAATATTGCTTAAAAAGCTTAAAGATGCTGTAAATACAATAAGTAATGAAAAACCTATTTATATAAAAACTAAACTTGAAACTAGCGAAAAATCTACAGAGTTTGAAAATATAAATGTTCGTTCAATTAAATTAATAGAGAAGTTTTAATTATGGAAAATGTTTTAAATACTGTTCCTCAAACAGCAGAAAGAATAAATGATGAATTTGATGCAGATGCTACGATTATTGCAATCTTAAAAGATAACCAATTAGGTGTTGGTTTCACTGGTGTTAGAGGTAACAAAGTTTTGTTAGCTTTAGCGTTATTATGCTATGCACAATCTACAGAAGATAATTTAGTAGCTTATACTGGTCTTTTGACTGTTGAAATTCGAGATATGTTTTGTTCATTAGCTCATAAAGTCAAAGATTTACAGATATTAGAAAAGTTTATTTGAATACCAATATTTTTTATAAACCATGCTTTTTAATATTGACTAGTATTTGAAATCATTATATACTGATTTATATATTAAAAAACATGGTTGTATTATGTCTATATCAAATCCGCAAAATCTTTATTCTGATATTATCAGGTATAATTCGGCTAGATGGATTGTTAAAAGATTAAACGCTGAAAGAAAATATCTTGAAGATAATTATAATACTATAAATAGTCTTAAGTCAGGTTTTACCTCTTATAGAAATTATCTAAGAGAACGAATACATCCTGATATAATTGTTGATAATATCAACTTGTTAGACACTTGTTTAAAAATTATAGTTTTAACTCCTGAACAGCAAAAAGAATTCATAAGAGGAAAAAACGATAATGTTAAAAGCGATAAGTCTAACTTAAGATTAATTTATGATGTTGAGAAATACATTAATAAGAATATTCAATTATTAGACTCTGCTTATTTATATGATAATCTTTTGGGTTTAGCAGGTCTTACAGGACGTAGAATTGCTGAAATAGCATGTACAGCTGAATTCACTAAAATAGATACTCACAGAGCTTTATTTGATGGTCAATTAAAGACTAAGTTTAGAGATGATGTTTCACCTTATGAAATACCTTTATTATGTGATTATGATCTTATTAATAGGTCTTTGATTAAAGTTAGAGAGTTACGATCTGAATTTATAAATGAAATTAGATTATTTCATGATAATTGTTCATCAGCTTTAAGTAAAAAAACTAAGATAATCTATAATGGTTTATTTGATGGTACGCCTAAAACAAAAGATTTAAGAGCTATCTACGCTTTAATCTGTTTTACAGAATTTAATAAAATTCCTGAAAATAAACGTATTGATAGAGATGTCTATTTTTCTCTAATTTTAGGACATCATAACGAAGACATAACGACTTGTGGGTCTTATGTAGATTTCTATCTTTTATAACTAATATTTTATTTTATAAATAATCGTTTTTATTGTTGACTAGTATTTAATATTAAACTATACTAGTATTATAATTAAATTTAAAAGGCAAATGATATGACTAAATCAATAAAAATCTCAAATTTAGAAGAAAATGTAAAAGATGATTTTGTTAAAACAGCTAAAGAATTAAATATTACTCAAAAAGAATTGTTTGATGATATGTGGAATACATACAAATTATTTAAGATTAAATTTAATGTTGAGGAAAAAGAACAGTTTAATAATGTTATCATTACATTTCCTGATCTTTTTACTAAAAGAATTAAAAATACAATTAAAAAATTGAATGAGAGATTATCTTGGTCTTCTTCTAATGAAAATGAAACTGATATTAAATATAGAAACTCATCAAAATCAGGTTTTAATAGAGTAAAAATATTTGTTGATGAGATGATGAAACATAATGAAGATGCTAAAGAGTGGTACGATAAAAAAAGGATAAATCAAAAATCTATATTTGACCATGCTAAAGAAAGAAAACTTTTTGAATCAAATTTATTAGCTGTAGGACATAGCAGTATTAAACAATATATAAGTGTTAATAAAATTATGATTGAAGAACATAATAAAAAACATGGTTTAAGTAAAGATCATAATTTAAAAACACATTATTTTAAAATGAAAGAAAACGAGGTGTAGATAAATGGATGTTTCTACAGTTGTAAATAATAAAAAACCTTGTCCTGTTTGCGTATATTTAAAAGCTTATCCTAAAGAATTAGCTTTAGAAGTAGATAATCTCATATTTTCTAATAGTAGATATAAAGATATTTTAGAGTTTCTAGAAAAATCAAAAGTTTTAAATGTTAAACAAAAACCATCTAAACATTTTATTGAGAAACATAAGATTGATTGTCTTGTAAATTTTGAAATTCCTGTTGAAAAACTAATTGTTCAAAATAGAGTTAATAAAAATTTACATTTAGATATTCTAAATGTTAATACAAAAATTGAAGAATATAGAAAACAAAATTTAGAAGATAAGCAAAATTATAAATTACAATTATTAGATGAAATCGAATTTTTAGTTATAAGCACTGTCCATCATGAGTTAATTAATGGTCGTTTAGATAAAGGATTTATCCCTAAAGATGATATTAGTTCATTAAAAATTATAAATGATGTTATGAAAGGAAAATCTGATAGTGAACAAAAAGAAAATAATATTAATGAATATGAAAAATTATCATTTGATAAATTATCTAAATTAGAAGAAATATTGAATGAAAAATAGTTTAAATATTACAAAACTAAAAATAGCTATAAATAAAAGTTTTTGTTATTACAAACCTAATCCAAAGCAATTGAGCTTTCACACAGCTGGTAATAAAGCTATAGAACGTTTATTCTTAGCTGGTAACAGAACAGGAAAAACTTATTGTGGTTGTATTGAGGATGCTATCCATTTGACAGGGGTTTATCCTGATTGGTGGGATGGACATAAATTTGATCATTCTATTATAACTTGGGTTGCATCTGAAAATTACGAAATTACCAGAAACGTTTTACAAAAAATGTTGATAGGTGGTTATTCAGAACTTGGACAATTTACAGATGGTCTAATACATCCTAGTTTAATTTTAAAAAAAGCTATGCTTTCTGGCGTTAACGGCGCAGTTGATTATGTGCAAATTCAGCATTCTAGCGGTGGTGTATCTAGTCTTTATTTCAAATCGTATAAACAAGGTAGAGAGAAGTTCCAAGGAGCAAGATGTAATCTAATACATTTAGACGAAGAACCACCTAAAGACATATATACCGAGTGTATCATGAGACTTGCAGATGTTGACGGAAAAGGGCAAGGTAGAATGATTTTAACGATGACACCGCTTAAAGGCTATACTGAAATGATGTCCTATTTTTTAGAAAAAAGAGCTGAAAACCGTAAAAAAGAAGATGCAACGAGCGTTCAAGATCTACTGCAAGAAGATGAAGCTATTAGAACTGATCCAGAAATTATTATTAATGGAAAATATTATATTCAAGCTTCTTGGGATGATAACCTACATTTATCAGAGCAAACTAAAAAACAACTAAGAAGTACCTTAAAACCTTACGAATTAGAGGCTAGAGAAAAAGGAATACCGAGTATCGGTTCTGGACTTGTATATCAAGTTATGGAATCAGAATTCTTAGTTGAACCTTTTGAAATACCTCATTATTGGCCTTGTGTGTTTGGGATGGATGTAGGTTTTTTTGCTCCAACCGCCGTTGTATTCATGGCTCATGATAAGGACAATGACATATTATACATTTACAAAGAATATTCAGTTACAGAAAAGACAGCAGCCCAGCATGCTTCTTCATTAATGATAATGGGTTGCGATTGGATCAAAGGGGTTTGTGATCCAGCAGTCAACCAAGGTTCGCAAAGAGATGTCGAGAGATTGATTGATGATTATGCAAAGGCTGGTATTAAATTAGAAAAAGGAAAATACGCCAAAGAATTAGCGGTTGATACAGTTTTAGAACGTATTCGCACTGGTAAATTTAAAGTATTCAATAATTGCCGTAAATTCATGGATGAATGGCGTGGGTATTCAAGAGATGAAGAGGGCAAAATTTTAAAAGGAAGAGATCACTTAATGAACGCATTAGAGTTTGTTATTCTTGATGGTTTGCCACTAGCTAGAACCAAAAGGCAGGTTGAAATGCGATATAACTATTATGATAAACCTACATTCTTTTGATTTTAATTAAATCTTTGACAATTACCTAAAAGTTGAATTAAGATAATAAATTATAATTAAACTATTAGATTAAAATCATGAAAAAAACGTCAGTAGATAAGTTCCTTTACGGATCAAACATGAGTGAGTCAGAGAAGATAAAGATGTGGCAAGACCAACATGCTTTTGAAATAAAAAATACATTTGGTATGACTCCAGATAAATTACAAAACAAGATGGATATTGATGCCAAAAATAAAGTTATGAAATCTGTAAAAAGTCACTTAGAATATATTTTAAAAGATAGAGAATTTATAATAAGAAATAAAGAAAAATTAGAAAAACCAGATATAACACAAGAAGACAAAGCTAAATTAGAAAATGAAAATTCTAATTTAGAAAAACGCAAAGTTCAAGAATGTGAACAAACTGAAGAATATCTGGATCGTCATATTAATGAAAAATATGGTTCTTCTGACGTTAATGTCCATACAGGAGATAATATAAAATACTTTAAGATGGTTCAAGGATGGTTTATGAATCCTCCTCAAGGTGGTAATTTTGCTGATTCACAATTAACAGGAGATAATTACCCTCCTGGCTGGATGGAGGAAGTCATTAATGAATATTGATAATTAAATAAAAGAAGGTTTTTTATGACAGCAATTAATACAAATAATCAAATTGTAAAATTTGATTATCCTATCAAAGATTTACGAGAAAATGTAGAGGTTAAGCAAAAAGAATTATCACACGAATTGGATTCGACTCCACTAAAAAGAGAAAATTATTGTAAAGAAAATGAAATTGTTTTGAAAGAACCTTTGAAACTAGATAAAGAATCAATAGTTTCGTTGCAAGAAGAAAACTCTAGTTTAGAATCAAAACAACTTTTTAGGTTAGGTTTCAAGCATGGATATATCAAGGATGGTATTCTTCATGATAGAGAATATAGCCCAGAAAGTAAATTAGATAGTCGCAATCATTTTAGAGAAAAATTCTTTTATGAACCTTCAACTCTAGATCAAGTAAAATCGTATTTTAAGCAACATGTAGAATTCATGAAAAGTTTGTATGATTTTCCAAGGGTAGGTGAAGCAAGTTTGTACGAATTAAAGATAACAGATACAAAAGCTTTTTTTTATACTGTAGATTATAGTAATAATAAAGCTTTAAAACTCAGTTATATGACAGAGCTATACCAAGGCGAAGAAGATGAAAATGTTTTCCATGTTAGGAGTGGTTATCGCCTAAGTGATAAAAACAAATATGGTGAATCTTCTATGTCATTACAAGAAGCTGAAGAGTATTGTAAGCGTTTGGAACAAGAAGCATATTGGTGCGAGCGTTTGATAGAAAAAGCAGTAAAGGAGAATCAAGTAAACACAACTGAAAAAGACATACTCTCATCTAGTTCATCACATTTTCTAGATGAATATTTAAAACAAAAAGATTTCTCAAATCAATTTTTAGTTCATCAATTAATAGATAACAAACTATTAAAAGGGTCTGTAATATAGTTTGTGTAAGTTGTAAAATGGCATAGTAGAAAATACTATAAAAATGCAACTTAAACAAAGAGGATTAAATGGCTAAAAAATTAGCTGAAAAGGAAGTAGATATA